TTGTTGTTAATCTGCTTAATTCTTATATTATTTATTTCTAGTTTTTTATTGGTGTTTGTTTATTTAAGTATAAAATATTAGTTTTTTACTTTTTACTTCTTTTTAATTAGTTTTTATTGATTAAGTGCAGTAAACTTTTATAATTGTTTTTATATTATTAGTTTATCTATCTTTTAAATTTATTCTATTATTGTTTTTAAAGGTTCTTATTTATTACTCTTTATGGAAGTTTATTGGTCTAATCTGTTTATTTTTATGAAACAGTCTTTTTAATGGAAAATTGTAAGTCATATCAACAATATATGAGGTTATAAAAGCCCTCAGTCTATGAGAAAGTAGGTTTAATAGTATGAAATAGCTCTTAAAAAAAGTACTTATATGAGGATGTAATTTTTCAAGTATAAAAAATGCATAGACTATAAGCTAGCCAAAGAAAACGGCCTAGAAGATGGTCGATCAAAAGTACTTTTTTCACACAGTTTAGATATGACTCACTCCAAAGAGCTAAAGAGAAACAAAAGCTCATGCTTGATAGTGAAAAGACAAATAAAACCTCGCTAAATTTATATGAGCGTCCATATCCTGGCACTGTTGGTTGATAAAAATGGCAACTTAGCTGCAGCACAACCAGCGCTGGTGGTATGACAAATAAAATATAGGTGATAGTTTGATAATTGGCTCTGTAACCTATGCAGATAATAGTCTTTTGCACAGGCACAAGGTGATATCTATATGCGCGTAAATGCTGCTCATAAGCTCCTTATAAACACAAAACTTCAGATATATAAAAAGTAGCCAAATAGGCAGTAGCTCAGGTTAAAGCACTAGTTATAGTGGTAGCATCATCTTTACCAATAAAGATGATGAGACTGGCTTTGCTTGGATAAAAGATAGGTTTGGTTTATTGTGGTGAGGTGAGAGTAGGCAAACTAGCTAATAGAGTCGGTAAATATGTCATTAAAAGTCAATAAATTTTAAAATATTAAATATCCACTAGACTACTTTGATAATTTATAATAGTGTTTGATGTCTATTTTTACAATTTATTGTACATATAAGATTAAGTGGTGTGTATTTATTTTAAATTTAATGTTTCTCAAAACTAGGTAGATTTGACACAGTCATAAATGATAAATTGCCATTAAATTACATAAAAGGAGTAAAAAAATGGCAATAACAACTACAGGCTTTCAAAGCCCAGCAACATCTAGAGAGGGAACGAAGCCCTCCGTCTATGAAAAAATAATTTTAATAGGTGCTGATGAGACGCCTATATTAAAGCTTATTGGCACTTCAAGTGTTAAAGGTATAGAGCACTCCTCTCTAACTGATAGCTTAGCTGCGCCAAAGAAAAACGCACAACTTGAAATTTCTGATTTTTATGATCCTAAGAAATCAACAATTCAAAAAACTTCAAATGCAGTGCAAATTTTCACTTCAAATGTTAGCGTTTCAAGAAGTATGCAAGCGGTGGCTACTTATGGAGGAAAAGAGCTAGAACGAGAGGTAGGCAAAAAAGCAAAAGAGCATAAGCTAGATATGGAATATGCGCTATTTGGTCTTGGTCGTGATGATGATGTTAAAAAGAGTGTATTTAAAGCCCCAGCCGTTAGAACTGAAACAACAGCTGGTGAAATGGCAGGACTATTTTATTTTTTAGCTAAAGGAGCAAAAACATTTACAGATGGGAAGCGTGGGAATGTAATGGCGTTTGATAGCGCAGGGGATTGGAGTGGAGATGCAACAGTTTTAAATGAAAAAATACTCTCAGTACTACTTCAAAACATCTGGGACGCAGGAACAACGCCAAAAGATGTGTTTATTGGGGCTGATTTAAAAGCAGCTATTAATAAAATAGCAACTCGTCAATTTGGTAATGAAAAAAAGATCAATTCAAGCGTTGTTAGCCTAGATACTGACTTTGGGAATGTAAATTTTAGACTTCACCGCTACTTAAGCCCTAAATACGGTTTAGGCGATTGTATCATCGCTGGGGATTTTGAGTATATGAAAAATGGCTTACTTATACCAACTGAGCTAAAAGACGTTACTACTTCAAAAACAGCTATTCAAAAGAGATACTACACTGAAGGCTGCTTAGAAGTAAGAAATGCAGATGCGTTTGCAATAGGTGTTGGCTTAAAGGCTGAATAATGCTTTGCGTTGAAGCAAAAAAACATCTAAGCTTTAAAACATCAGCAGGGGTTAAACTTCCTGCTGATGAGATACTTAGCTCACTATTTTTAGAAGCAATGCTTTTTTGTTGCGATAAATGTGTGCCAAATGTGCTTATTAGAAAGCGTAGCAATGAGAAGGTGTATAGGAATATTAATAATAGTTGCTTTATTTGTGTGCCTGATATGCCAAATTTTAGTAACGCTAAAGAGCACTTACAAATAGATGAAAACTTAAGTTATGCAGTGATTAACTACGTGGCTTTTTTAATCAACAAAGAAGTTTATTACCGCACACTAGCACTTGAAATAATTGCTGATTATAACGCAAATAATGGATTGGAGCTTGAAGAGTGAAAGATTTAGAAAAGGTAGAGGTTGTTAGCTTTAAGTTAAGCAATATAAATTTATTGCAATTTTTTAAGGATATGGCTAAGTGCTTAAAAAAATGCAATGAAGCAGTAAAGAAATTTAAGAGGTAAAAAATGGTAAGTATTGAAGAGTTAAAATTAGGAAATGAAACGCTAGAGGCATTAAATTATTTATTATCTCAAATAAGCGATTTACAAGGAGCAGTGAGCGCAATTAGCATGAGTGAGATAAAAGACGCAAATACTCTAACAAAAGAACAAATAAAGACTTTACAAAATGTTAAAAATGCAGTTGAGATAATAAGTGCTGATTTAAATCTAAAAAAAACAGACTTTGATAAGAAAAAGGAAAAATTTGATACTGATTTTAGCACTTTTAGTAGTGATAAATTAGACTTTGATAGCAAAAATAGTGTAGCGTTAAGAAATTTTAATGAAATAATTGCTACTGCAAATGAAGTAAAAGAGGCAAAGGAAAGCACACAAAGTGCAAGTGGAAAAAGCACTCAAAACTTAAATGAGGCTAGAGAAATTTTAGAGAAATTAAGGGCTATTGCAAATACTATCCAGGATCTAACTAACAAAACAAAAAGCGATATAGCAGAACTAAATTTAGATGAATTAACCGCTTTAAAAGGCTCTTTAATAGAGTTAAAAAAAGCACTAGAGGTAATTAGAGAAACTGGGTTAATAAATGACAATAGCGCAAATACTACCCAAACTTATTCAAGTCAAAAACTAGACACATTATTAAGCAAAAAGCTAGATGTAAGCGATAAAGAGGCGATGTTTAGTGATGGCAAGATAAAGACAGAACTATTACCTAACATAGATGCGACTACTTTAAATGGCAAGAAGGCTGATGACTTTGAGTTAAAAACGCAAAGCACAGCTAAATATACCGCTCTATCTCAAAACATAGGCACACTAGAGGGCTCTTTAGAAGCTAAGATAGACACTAGCTTAAAAGGGGTTGCTAATGGGGTGGCTACGCTTAATAATGGTGGTACACTAGAGATTACCCAGATACCTCCTCAAGTAGTTACGATAGATAACTTTGGGGCACTTGTCGCAGATACTGTAAATACTGAGGGATTTACTCTAGGATACTACGTAAATAAGGATAAGATAGTCCAAGAGTTGGGCGAGCATAAAGATTTGATAATGAGCCAAAAGGCGGTTAATGATGCTTTAAAAACAAATGTTATGCCTGTTGGTTCATATATGCTTTTTAGCTCAAACACAAATACTCCAGATGGCTTTTTGCGTTGTGACGGCTCGGCACTTGATAAAACAACATATGCCGCACTTTTTGCAGTGATCGGATACACATACGGCAGAAGTGGCGATAAATTCTTACTACCAAACTTTAGTGACGGTAAATTCATGAGGTCAATAGGGGGCAATGCCGCAGCACTTGGCATAGCACAAGGGGATGCTATTAGAAACATAACAGGCAGATTTCAGACGTCGTCAGAGGATTTTTATTCAGAAACAAACCCAAACACAAAAAATCATAGAGGATGGGGAGCTTTTGAAAGATATGACGCACAAGGGTCAAGACCAATAATATCTGTTGTAGGCAAAAACCTCGCATATGATTTTAACGCTAGTCGTGTAGTCCCAACAGCCAACGAAAACCGCCCTTTAAATATGGCCGTAGTTGTACTAATCAAATACTAGGAGTAATAATGAAAATTTATATCTATGACACAAAAACAAATGAGTATCTATACGAGGCAGAGGCTCAAATCGATCCGCTAGAAAGTATCAAGGGCAAAACAATCTATCTAATGCCACCAAACGCAACGCAGATAGCACCACTTGAGCCAAAGGCAGGTTACGCAAACGTTTTTAATAATGGCAAGTGGGAGCAGATAAAAGACGAGCGAGGCGAAATTTATTATGACAATGATAATAACGCCATAACAATAACCAAGTTAGGGCAGGAGCTTGGGCTAAATAAAGAGCCAAAGATTAACGAGCAAGAGCAAGAGCTGGCTCATCTCGAGGCAGAGATAGCCGAGTGTGAAAACGACATTCGCCACGCACTAATCATAGGCAACACAGCAGTGCTTGAGAACTTGCGAGCAGAGTTAAAAGAGCTAATAACACAAAGAGAGGAGCTAAGAAAATGAGAATAAGAGTAAAAAGATGTGACGTGTGCGCAAGTAAGCTAGATAAAGATGGTGCTTGCACTTGGGAAGGCTGCCCAAAAAGCCCAGCATACAATCAACCTGAAATAAAAGTAGATGAAAAACCAGCCAAGAAGTCAAAAGATGAAAAAGAGAAACTTTGAACTTAGTTTGCGAGTAGCAAACATAGCTTTAGGTGAGTGCAGGGAGTGCTTGCACTTCCGCTCGGAGCTTGGGCTTAGCTCAAGCGAGAAGTTAAAAAAGGATATAAATGCTAAGTCCTAGTTTATATCTTAGTGGCTTTTTGTTGCTAACTACTCTATTTCTTGGCTACAGGTATCAAAGCT